TACCTACCGGGAAGAATGTCAGGAGTTGTTTGATTATTTGATAGCTCAACAATCCTTTGACCATCGCTGTTACGAACATTGATAGAACTCTTATGATTAATGTTTATCATAAGGTTTTCCATACCAACAAACTCATGCACAGTCATACCATGTGCTGTATAGATAGTGACAAGCCTACTAAGAATAAAAGCAGGGGTCCACTCACGATAGTTGATATACTCTCCTGACATGTAAGAGCCACGCCAATCACCCATGATATCCACAGCAGTCTGTCGTCCAAGATTAAACGCCATAAGGTAAGATGTTTCAGGCGTGTAAACAAAATCTACATTATAAACAGAGTCAGGGAAATAATTATCAAGAGTACTGGTTCGTATGTCTTTAACTGTAAGACACATAGGATCAACCCAGAGAAGCCAACAGCCCTTGTTCTCAAAGCCACACTCCGTAATAGCAAATACTTCTGGTGCTGCTGACAGCCCATCAAGAAGTTCAGTATATTGTACTGCACCTTCTTCAGTACCATCATGCTTCTGGTTTTCTTCTACAAACGTAGAGTACTCTTCTATATTTTCAAGCTTATGATATTTAATATTATCTGCTTGAGGCAAAGAATAGTTACTAATGTCTACATTATAATAGTAGCAATGGAACTCAATGTCTGGTTGCCAGTTTTCTTTAAACTCATTTAGTAGTTTAAATCCATTTTTCTTTAGCTTCTTCTCATCAAAGCATGTAACAATTTTATATGTCATAGGGTTCGATAATTCCTTTTCCTGCAAGGTAAGTGTAGTCACCATTCCACTCTGCGGCATACCTACCATCGATTGCTCTGGTACATTTCCACTCTTTAAACCACGGTCCTCCTGTAGTAAAGTGTACATTTTTTGCTTCTATCTCCTCTGGAGAATGACCATCAAGCCAATTCCATTCCTGATGTATAGTTCCAATGTCAGCTTCTTTATCAGGCAACCATTCAAAACCGTGTAGCCACCCGCCTGTTTGAGTATTAACTTCTAGTGGAGTTAGTGTTTTATTAAGTTGATGTCCACAGTTCCAAAGAATAAGACTTGACCAGTTCTTTCTGCGGTAATGTTCTTGCTTACGACCATCCATTTTTATTTTGTTTTCTGGAGCATAGTCATGCTTAACACAATATAAAGGATAGTAATCCATATTATATTCTTCAAACAATTCGTTGATATCTGTACGTAGATACATGTCACAGTCCATATACAAAGCCCAACCTTCATACATATTAAGGGCAGGTACAAGAAAACGTGTAAAGCTAAAATCACTGGAGAAGGGTTTACCATCTATTCTATCAACAGATTGTCCGTCTACTACATCATACTTACGATTGTAGATACCCATCCTTTCCACAAGGTCTTTTCTAATTGGGACAACACGCACATTATCTACTGCAATTCTTTCAATTGTAAATTTTAAAACTTCATAGGCTACATCTTCTCTTGGATCATATCCTATATAAACTGTATTTGGTGACTTTCTCATTGTATCTCCTATATAAAATGGGGAGCAAACACTACGCACTCCCCTTTAGTTGGTTACAAGTTATAGATTTTTTCTTTTTTGTCTTCAGGTATTATCTGTTGAAGATTGATAGTAATCATGCCATCTTTAAAAGACACACCATCTACAACTACGTCACTGGCAAGGTGAAAAGACTTTGAGAAAGGTCGCTTCGCTATGCCTTTCTGTGCAAATTTTTTATCATCTTCTTCTTCTTTCTTTCTGCCAGATATGATTAGTGTACCGTCTTCAGTTTTAATTTCTAACTCTTCTTTACTAAAGCCAGCAGCAGCTAACTCAACTACATATTGACCATTACCATTCTTTATTAAGTTATGCGGTGGATAAGAACTAGCTGTACGATTAGGTGTCTTTTCTACCATGTTTATCATATCTCTAAATAATCTATCATGTCCAATGGCCCATGTAGAAAACTTAGAAAAGAACGGATCGTTACTTGAAATATATGTATTCATATCATTTCTCCTTATAGCAAGTTGATATTGTGTGATCCATTATTGGCATCACGTTCATATTATAATACCTCTTATATAATTTGTCAAGGACTTTTTTTGGCGCACTTGGCAGGACTTGAACCTGCAACCTACAGATTAGAAGTCTGTTGTTCTATCCAGTTGAACTACAAGTGCTAATCTACTAACCATATGCGTTAAAACTTTTACCCCTTTCTCTAATTTCTTTCATAGTTCTTTTACAGACTGTGCAAAAACTTTGTGTTGGATCAATCTTACAACTCTTCTGGCACTCTCTGCTTTTCTCCTTTGACTCTTCAGTAGGAAACCAATTACACTCCACACGACCCACCATGTCCAGTGATGTCACAGATGTCATGCGTCTCTAGTCCTTCTTCAAACTCTTCGCCAAGTTTTTCTACAGCTTCAGAATACGGCACCGAAGATAGAGGTTGTCCTCCCCTGCACCCGTCAGGGTACACCGTGAAACCTCGCAGCCTGTGAGCGTAAGAAGCAAGAGTATTAGTAAACTCATCAACTGTATCTTCATTGTTAAGCTTACTCCCCCACTTGGGCAGATTGATTGTACTGCTGATAGACATATCAACATAGTCTTGTACATCTGCCTGAAACTTTATACGCCTCTTATAGTCTTCTGCAAGATCAAGGGCTGACTCAATGCTCTTTGGATCAACGCCATACAGGTCAATAATCTCCTGTGCTGCACTGTCCACCACGTACTGATAGTGCCAACGATTACCACCCTTCAGATACCTGCGCTTATAAGCAACAGCAAAGATAGGCTCAACACCTGTCGATGTTCCTGCAAGAATACCTATTGATCCAGTTGGAGCAATAGCTCTATTAGCGACAGGATGACTACAGCCAAGAGTATCAGCAAAGCTGGAGCTAACGTGATCACTAACCCCTTTATAAACCGATAACCACTTGTGAAGTCCTTCGGTAACTTCATACTTCTCTCCTCCCTTGATAAGCCATTCATGCATACCCATCAATCCAAGACCAAGCCTACGATTCTTCTCTCTGGTTTCATACACCTTATCGTAAGGTAGCTTGGCTCGTAGTGTTCCGCATAGCAGAAACTTAGTTGCAAGTTCTACTACATCTGCGAACTCTTTCAGATCGTCAATGCGCCCCATATTAACAGAGCCAAGATTGCACACGTCAGAATCATCTTCAGATGTAACCTCCGTGCAAGCATTACGCAGCGTCTCCTTTTCCCTGTCAAAGAAATTAAACGAAAAGCCCGGTTCTGCACTTCTAAGAGCTTGACGTACATTAGTCCTAAAGACATCTCCTGTATCTCCTGTCTTCCAATAATTAAGTAGCCACTCTGTGTCATAGTTAACGCTGATGTTTGTCATATCCAACGGTGCAACAAAGTTAAAGTCTTGTTCTTTTACTTGACCAATAGAGAAACCTGTCTCACCCACTGGCATATCATACCAGTTTTTACTAGCAAGAAACTTATCTACATCGGCATGTTTCCAGTTAAGGCTAGCATAGATAGCAGACCTACGACTACCACCTTGCATAACTCTTCGTCCAATCTCATTGATCATCTGCATCTTTGGTATAGGACCAGAGGCAAGACCACCTGTACCATTAAGGATACGTCCTTCCTCACGGTATACAGAATAATCTATACCAATACCACCTCCTGTCATAAGGCAGGACTCTGACTTCCAAGAAATGTTAGCCCAATCTTCTCTGGTATCTTCTTCTGCTTTGAGCAAGTAGCAGTTGTTAAAAAACTTATTCTCACGTCCTGCATAATAAAGATAACGACCACCGGGAATAAATTTCAGATCAGTAATCATACGTTTTAATTCATCTTTATCATCTTTACTTAGATAGTCTTGACATACATCATCTACCAAAACTGATGACAGTGCATCCCATGTCTCGCACCCATGATGGGCATACTTATGTTTAAAAATGTCTTCGCTAAACTTAGAGCGAAACATAGGATTCTCGTTTGATCTGAATTGTGCCATATTATTCCCCTTCTCCATAATCTAATTCTAATATTAACTGTGCATAATGTATTACTTTTTCAATATCTTTACGGCCTTCTCCTTTTTTTCTATGCCTAGTAATATACTTAACTACATTTCCCTCAAAGTAATCTAGTTTGTTTTTGTGAATATATTCAACAGGTTGTATCTTACAATCTTTGTAGTGTTCTCCACCTACCTGTTTTGTTGAAGCTCTTTCTTCTTTCATGCGTCTAAGATAGTATTTATAATTACTTTCATTCGTCAAAGAATCTGATAATTCTTTTTCTAACATTTCTATTTCCTTTTTGATTGACAACAGAAGAAGCAAAGACACGGACAAAAGAGGGATTTACTCCTGCATTATCACAGATTTCTTCAAAATCTTTTGCTGTTTCTCCTTGTGTAGTAAAAAACCAAGCGTGTGCATTATCTCTAGTGATTGAGATACTTGTATCAGTTACAGATGTATTAAGCTTTGTAAGATCCATCAAAGCTTGAACAATAACTGATGTATATAATTTACGATACTTTTTTTCTAGTGCGTCATCGCCCATGTTTTTCCTACTTTATAGTCACAATCTAATTTACATTTCATATTTAATGTCTGTGTTGTTAAGTCAATAGCTTCTTTTGTAATCGTACAAAAACGATTAACATCTTTATTTAGCACTTCAAATTGATACTCATCGTGTATCGATGCTACAAGTTTTGCATCTATACCAGACATATTAATTTTCTTTATAATATGTATCAACCATTTCTTACATACAATAGCTCCTGCTCCTTGAAGTAAAGTATTAAGGGCAGCATGTTCAGATCTTATTTTTAAATATCTACCATCAAGACCTTTAACTTTTCCACTTTCGGCTTCTTGTTGTACTCTTGTTCTTAGTTCTTTTAGGTCTGGTAAATTATCTAAAAAAGTATTAACTAACTTTTGACCTTTTTGTGCATTACCTCCCACAATTTTACCTATCTTAGCTGCTCCTGCTCCATAAAGAAAAGCATAGATAAAAGTTTTCGCCTGATCTCTATCAGTAAGACCAGCCAACTTCATATTGGCTGTGTGTATGTCTCCATCCAAAACTTCTTCTATGTATTTTTTATTACCCATATAATGAGCAAGACATCTAAGTTCCAAACCAGAAGCATCAGTACCTACTAATGAATATTTATTAGTATCTTCTACTGTCCATAGATCTCTACACTCTTTTCCATAGGGGCTATAAACAGCAGGTACTTGCGCCATATTAGGGCTATGGTGTGCCATCCTTCCTGTAATAGTTTTTAGTGTGAGAACTCTACCTCGTACTCTTTCATCTTCTTCACATTGCTTTATCCATGCTTTCAACAATCCAGTTCTTTTTTGTAGTAGAAAAAAGCGACTAAACATTTTAGCTTCCGGCATGTCAATTTCATTTAAAATCTTTTCATTAACAATGATATTACCTTTATCAGTATATTGGCTTGGCTCCCATCCTTTTTGTTGTAAACGTTCTGCTATTTGTTTTCTACTTGCTATATTAAAAGGTATGTATTTAACTTTAGTTTTTAATTGTATCTCCGTTGGAGGAAATATTTCTTGAGCTTCTCCTTCAAGCTTTCTTTCTTCCTGCTCTAGTTGAGAAAGCAGAATTATAGCTTCTCTTAATTTAAATGCAAAACCATTCTTCTGCTGCTGATCTATTATAGTTCGTATATTATGTTCTAGTCTTATAGATTTTTGTGAAAAATCTTTACCTTCTTTCTCCAAGTAATGTGCAACTTTCCAAGTAAGTTCCGCATCACGGATACAGTATTCCAACATGTCTTTACTGTAAGAAGCAAACTTATTAAAGTCTCCTTTGTTATAGTTCAAACGATTACCCCAAGATTCTAAGGAGTGACCATCTTCTCTAATAGAATTAAAAAGCTGTGACTCTATTAAAGTATCCCTGACTTGAGATACTTTTATGTTACAGCCTAGAAGTCTATTAAGAATAGGGGCATCAAAAGATACCCCATTGTGCATAATAAATTGATCTATTTTTTTAGACCATTCAGGAAACTTCTTACATTCATCAAGTGACCATGTTTTTATTTCTCCTGTATCATAATCTTTTGAAACAATGCAATGTATCTTTGTTGCATTTAGCGAATCAGTTTCAATATCTATGATAGCTTTCATTACATATCTACTAGCCTAGCATCCTCTACATTAATATGAAAATAGTTTTCATTTCTTGTATTAGGACCATAAGCTTTTTTAATTTCACTTTCTGCAACTGTCTTTCCTGAAATATGCCATGCTTGTTTACAGTCATTTCTAAATACAACAAATGTTAGTTTATCATTTGGAAACTCTTTTTGCCAACGATCAATTAATTTTTTCTTTCTAAAGGGTATACGTATATCTTTCCAATGCTCCGGCCACTTACCTTTCCAAGAATATTTTATTTCAACTTCATAAAAGTATTCTCTTGGTTTAATTGTTGAAACATCATGATCAATTTTATTACATACTAAATCAAACGACATTGTTTCTCTGTCGTCTATGTTTACATACCCATTTAAGTTTAGCCATTTTATCATGGCTTTTTTAGCAGGGGGATCTGACTGATTATATAAATCTTTATCAAAGGGTTTGGTCGTATTCATCGTCTTCTCCTTCTTCATTACGATCTATCTCAGTCATCCTACCTGTTTCACTATCATAATGCAAGTAGGCAGCTATACCAGTATCTCCGGTATACCTATTCTTTAGTACACGTAATACAGTTGTGTTTGCTTCGATAGGATCATCAGCTTGCTGATTACGTTCTAAAGCTATTACCGAATCAGATAGATGTGCAATAGCTGCTGAACCACGTAGATGAGACAGAGATACTTCTCTACCATCTTCATGACCACGATCACCCATTGGCCTTCTTAGGTGGCTTACCAACAATAAAGATATACCTGTTTCTTCAACTAAAGATCTTAGCTTAGTCATTAGTATGTCAATGGACTTACGTTCATCTCCGTTGTCTTCCTGACCAGATACTAGGATAGATAAGTGATCTAATATTACCCACTTTGTATCCATAGCTTTAGCCATGAAGCGAACACGATTTAAAATTTCATCGTTACTAACACTACCAAAGTGATCAAAAGCAAAAAACCTATTAGTTCCTGTGGTTTTATCACGCCATTCTCTTAAATCATTTAAACTATGTTGATCTCTAATCTCTTTAATATAAAGTCTAGCATTAGCTTCAACAGACATTAGATGAAATATCGTATTCCTTACACTCTCTTCTAAAGCAAAGAAGCCAATATTATCTTTAGTATTCTTTAATAGATGGTGAGCAAGCTCTCTAATAATACTTGACTTACCCATACCAGCGCCAGATGTAAAGCATACAAGCTCTCCAGTACGGATACCATACGTTTTCTTATTCAACCCTTCCCAAGGATATGGGCAAGTATCACAGTAATCTTCTTCAAAGAGTTCATCACCAAAAGAACCAAGGTTAATAATACCAGCAGGAGTATAGGGTTCAGCGTTCCACCATGACTTTGTAAATCTTTCTCGTTGATTTACTTGAAGATATTCATTGGCATCTTTAAGATCAAGATTAACAATACGACATTTGTTAGGCTCGAATAACTTAGCTACATCTTCGGCTGCATCTTTACCTTGCTTATCATTATCAAAACATATAACAATATTTTCAAAGCTGTTAAGAAAATCAAAAGATTTTTTACAGTTATTAGCTGCTGACTGTGCGCCATTCTTTACAGATACTACAGGCCACTTTGATCCAAGCAATTCATAAGCACTCATAGCATCAAGCTCACCTTCTACTACAGTGACATACTTTCCGCCTTTGCCGAATAAGTTTTCACCAAAGAGAACAGCTTTAGATAAATCACCTTCAACCCAGAAGTCTTTGCTTTCTGTTTTTCTAACCTTAGATGCTATATGCTCACCATCTTTATCAAAGTATTTATAGATATGATGGCTTTGATCTGTGCCTCCATTATCATTTACAAATGTATTATAAACTTTAGCAGAGTTCTCTGAGATCTTTCGATCAGTAAGTGCTGCTAAATACCCTCCACTTTTAAGTGATGTAGATGACACTGATGTTGTAGTATTAGATTGCATGTGAGAACCTTCATTATTAGAAAAACGTGTATTGCAAACAAAACAAAAAGAATGCCCATCACTATGTTGGACATTCCCGTTACTTGATCCACATTCAAGACATGGACCTCTTGATAACCAGCCTTCGGCCATTACCATTTTCCTTTACTGTATTGAAACATTTCATTAGTAATGTTTTTTCTTTTAGCTATCACCTCCCTTTCTACAGATATTAAAAATTCTATTTGATCAATTCTTTCAAGCTTACT